AGAGCAGAAAGCCTTGGTTGCTAAAGGCGCAAGTCAAACCATGAAGAGCAAGCACATTGATGGATTGGCTGTTGATCTTATGGCTTATGTTGATGGTGGGCGCTGGGAATTAAATCTGTATGATGAGATTGCTGATGCTATGGCTGAAGGCGCGCGCGCTGTAGATGTTCCTGTTCGTTGGGGTGCTGCTTGGTCTGTTCCAAACATTGCTTATTGGGATGGCACTATGGAATCTGCAATGAATGATTACATTGATACAAGGCGTAGTCAGGGGCGGAGACCTTTTATCGACGCCCCGCACTTTGAACTAATGATTTAGCTTGCACTCAGATGTGTAGCTGATATTAAGATTCTTGGGGGTGTTGGTCCCGACTGGCATCCTCACGATACTTTCTTACAGTTTTGTCATTGAGGCCCAAGAACAAAGCCGTAGATGTTACGCACCATCCCTTGCTTTGAAAGTATAGGATGTCATCTATTTCTTTTTGGCTAAGTGGATCGTTACGCCAGCCGCTGCCTCTTGTGGGCGCGGCTGTCGTCTCGATCTTTTTTGGCTTAGGCTCTTGTTCTTTTGCTTTGGGATCTGGTTTGCCGCCCCATTTATCACGATAGCGTTTGCGTATTTGTTTGGCGTCATCAAGCATTGCTTGCAGCATTTGCTCTTCATTCATTTGTAACTCCTAAAAAAAAGACGCAGCTAAAGCTGCGTCAGTCAGGGAGGATTCCAATCGGGCAGATGTAAATGAATCCTCGGAGAACATTCTTATGTTAGAATGGTATTGCATCGTTTGGCAATCCACTTTGTGCGCCATGCGAACCATTCTGTTTATCTGATACTTTGAATGACATATAAGGCTTGCCATCTTTCATGCGCTTCCAACCTGCAATCTTTAACATATCGTTGTCATCAATTGGGCCAGAATAATCTGGCGCGCTTTCGTTGCCCTTCTTGTCATTCTCAAACAACACTGCAATCTTTGCATAAACCTCAACAATATTTCTGCCGTTTTTGGTTTGATCTTTGACGCAAACAATCTTGGATTGCTTCATGTCAATATCAACCTTACCTTGCAAAATCATTTGTTGTGTTGGGAATGGTGCAAATGCTGCGCCTGTGTTTGTGTTGTCATATTCTGCCATGCTTCTGGCTCCTTTATAATAGTTTCATTTGGCTGTTGTCCTGTGGGACAAACTTAATATCTATTAGCTGGTAATCTTTACCTCCTGTTTTTGATTTGAAAACTTTAGATGATGGTCTTAGATTTTGTAGCTGCATTGGATCTAAGAACATTTGCTTGTCTTGATATATGAGGCGCAGCCCGCCCGCTTTGATCGCGGGCTGCACCTCATATGTCCTGATTGAAAGGTATTCACCCTTCCAGAGTTTAGTAACTTTCTTAGTTACCATGCTTGCCCCGCGCCATTAGGAACACTGTCTGCGGAATACTTATTCCCATCCATCTTACCCAAGAACACATCCGCATCGCAGCCCAAGTGAGACAGCGCTTTTGTCAGCCCATCTGTGATAGCCATCTTTGGCGCATCTTCTGCCAGCCTACCCTTTGAAGCATCAAAGAACTTGCGGCAGCCTGTGAAGGGGCCAAACATATTTCCTTGGTTCCCATGCCAGATAGTTACATGCGCTAATACAGCGCTGTCTCCGTTAGCCAGAGACACTATCTCTGTTTGATTGTGCCAACCCCAGCCTTCGCCAACAGGGCCGAAGTGTTCTGTCATCTTCTTGACCTGATACTGTGGATCAATAGCTGTGAAGCTGCGTGAGCCAAAGCTTACTGGCTTTAGGTATTGTGGATCAGATTGCGCAAGCGCATTCCATACATCCATTGTCGTTTGTTGAGCCATCGGTGTTCTCCTTATTGTTGGCTTGTTCGTATTCAATTCTCATTCTTGTATTGACGCCAATGTTGTGATGCATTTCTGTTAATAACTCCACGGCTTCTTCCCTTGGGTTATCAGATGTCACAACATCTTTAATTCTTTCTGCGATGTAAAACATGCAGATTCGATCATCTATTCCTAATGACATCGAAGCCCTCCTTATCTTTTAACTATTCTGAGCGCGCCGCGCTTGTCTCTTCGGACTGACAATTGATCACAATAAACCTCACGTTCATTGGGTGCGACCATAGCTTTGAGATCTTTCTTTGCATTCTCGAATACTCGGTTATGCTCATAACCTTGTATATAAGTAACTGCGGCATCGACGAATTGATTATCTTGTGTTGCATCACGTATCACCATTTGATCAACTTCAATATTATTGTGGTCAAGTACAGTTGGTGCAACATTTTCTGGCGGCTTGTCATCTAAAACATAAGACCAGAAATCAGAGACAACAGTCCACATACCTTCAAAGTATTGATTACTTTGTTTGATGTGTTTGGATTCCCATTTGCTGTTGCCAAAAATTACAGACAGATAGATTCCGTCAACACCAGCAAGCTTTGCGTATAGCTGAAGTTGAGGCATGTATCTATCAATCATGTCATTCATAGAATTAAAAGCATTGGTGTGCTTGGCTTCTACTGGTTGCATATTGAATGCGGCATCGATGGTTCCCTTTGCAGGGACGGTCCCGATAATTTCTGACAGTTCAGTTTGATGATGCGTTAATATGCAATTGTAATTTTTCTCAAACCATTTGAGGTTAAAATCTTCAGTATGAATACCGAGTTGCACAGCGATGTTGTCAGATAAATCATCAGGCTGCGCGCGCCCAGTCTTTACATTCCAAAGATCTAGCCACTCACCTTGCATGATCTTCACGCAATCAGAGCCGCCAATAAAACCTTGTCTTTGCATTGTGTTCTCCTTTTTTTATAAGACAAAGACTACTGCATATATGCAATATAGTCAAAGGTATTTTTTGAAGTCAGCCTCCGTTAAGCCATAATCTTTTATTAATCTTTCTTTGGCTTTGCCTTCTAGCCAGAAGTCACCGACAGGTTCGCCAAGTCTAATCCGATCAGCGCTTATCTTTGCGCTATCAATTATAAAATCTTTACGAATCATTTCTTCTCGCAATACTGTTGATTGCGATACCCTGCTAACAGTTGAATCCCAGACCTGACCGTCAGCTAGGTTCTTTATCTTTTTCATTAGAGTTCTCCATTAGTTTAAGGAATGTGTCACCTTCAATGATGACTAAGGTTTGCGGCTTGCCCGTTCTGCGTTTGTAAAAAGCAATGTCTCTGCCCTCTAAAACTTTGAAGGGGCTGGGAAAGGTAGACTTGTCACGGTATTTGACTTCGCCTACCAATTCGTATCCGTTGAGTTCGAGTTTGAGATCGCCGCTATACTCTCCTCCCAAGCTGCCACTGAGCGGTTGCCTTTTCGCTTTGATACCCGCTTCTTTGAGCCAGTTGACAAACCACTTTTCGTGGTAGGTTCCTTTGTTTTTATTACGGTTTGCCATTGGTCCTCCTCATAGCAGCGTCTGCAAATGTACCAATGCTTTTCATAAGATGCAGAAGAATTTTGTTTAAGCACTGCGACAAACCATTCTGTTTGCGCATTGCAGATAATGCAAAATATTCTATGAACCTTTTTTGGTGACATCTATTTGATAGTCCAAAGCATCAAGCCAGCAGATAAGCATAAAGCCAGACGGTATTCTCTTGTGAGATTCCCATTTGTGAATCAGAGAAGAGGTGCAGCCAATCTTATGGGATAAGGATTCTTGGCTCAAACCTTTTTCTAATCGCGCGCCGATCAACGCTTTGATTAGCTTCTCGTAATCCTTTGGAATACTCACGGGCTTGTTGAATCTGGTAAAGTTCTTCGATTGCATTGAACACTCTCAATGCCGTATCATACTTTAACTCTGTTCTCTCATTTACGGTACGCCAATACGTTGTTGAGGAAGCCCCTGCTTTATCAAAGGCATCCTCAAGTTTCACATTAGCTTTCCAAGCTTTGTCACTTATCAGTTGGAGATACGACTTCATGCTTGCATGTATGCAATGGATCGAAGTCATTGTCAAACCCTGATCCATTGCACTGTGTGCATGTCTTTGTATCTATGTAACCAACATCACGGTTAAAGCTTTGGCGTTTGTAGATTTCTACAACGCCATCGCCTTCACACTCAGAACAAATATTTGTCATGTGCCTATGCCAAGGTTATCAACAGTCCAACCTCTAACACCAAATGTTTCTGGTGCTTGTGCGCGTGTCATTGGATCTCTTGATAAATATTTATTTAAAGCATGGAAGAATAATCTGCGTTTGAAGTTAGTCGACATGCGATTAGCTTTCATGCAATCAGCAATAATATATTCCCGCAAGAATCTAGCCGCATCATCTGGATAAGTGCCAACACCAGTTATAAATGTTTCGACAAATTCATCTGCTGAAGTTGAATGTCCAATGTAACCTGAGACATAATGTGCAGCCCCAAGCATAGTTGCTGTACCTTTAATCTTACATCTAGCTGCAAGCACTGCGCTCTCTCTTACATTAGGATGTTCTTCTAACATTAGCTTTGCTTCTGTTGGTGTTAATGCTGCTAAACTTTTATGACCTCTTGCTAAAGTATTAAGGAGGTTAAGTATTGCAGCAACCTGATGTGCATTAGCTATGTTATTAATTTTAAATCTGTCGCCAATAGTACGTTTTGAACCACTATCAATAACAGTCATAGATTCTCGATCTACTTGGTAGCAAACAAGACATTGGATTGGTGTGTCTGCTTTCACAACTGCGCTTAATCTATGCTGACCATCAATCAAATAGCCCTCTGAGGAAATCTTGATTGATTCTCCTGTTAGCTGCCATTTCCCATTTGAAATATCTCTAGCCATATTTTCAACAGCTTTGCTGCGAATTAGCCTGTTTGATGGGTTGTTGCTCAACAGTTTAAGAGCATACGAAGGCGTAATTGTTTTGATTTGTACTTCCATTTTAGTTCTCCTAATAAGGGATTTCATCATTGATTTCTGGATAGACATAGTTATCTTCCCAAGCCTTCAACGCACGTTTAATCCATTTCTCTTTGTTGAAGTTTGGGCAGTCTTTTTCTATTTGGTCTGCCAGAAGGCGAAGCGGGGTAGGCCAAGCCCCATGTCTAGCCAGAGTGATGGCAGCAGTATCTGCCAGCCACTCAAGTTGTATTCTGTTTAGGTTCATAGCCCTTTCCACAGTGTTGAGGACATTGCTTTTGCGATGTCAGTTTCACGATTATAACGCGCAACATGAGGGGTGCGCGCATCGTCTGTGTGCGTGGCCCAATATGTTAAGCAGTTATAGAGCGCCCATTTGTTGGCACCGAGTTGGGATTTTTCATTATCCCAAATGCGAAGCAAGTTTTCTAATTGCTTTTGGTTGATGTTATCCTT